AATGCTTCTAGTGGAACTATCACCGTGGGAATACGAATGGGCTTCCCATGTGGGTGCGCGTCGATTCATCGAAAACTGGGGCAAGCGTGACGCCGCCCATTACGACAAGAAACGAATGGAAGACGACCGCACCGCTCAGGTGGCCGCATGCGTGGGTGAACTGGCAGTAGCCAAGGTCACCAACCAGTACTGGTCGGGGCACGTCTGGCACAAATCGGATCACAAAACGTACAGGCATCTACCGGATGTGGGATTCAACATTGAGGTGCGTCGGGTACGCACCAGCACTAGCGCCGCTGTGCGACGCCGCCAGTTGGATCAGGGGCTAGTCCTGTGGGTGGTGCAACCGGTCGCCCCTGAGTTTCGTGCCGTGGAAATGCTCGGTTGGATCGACCACGATGAAGCGTGGGAGAAGGGTGAAGCGTCAGGGTATGACCCGGAGAACACCCGGGTCATTGCACAGGAACGGTTGAACCCCGCCATGTGGTACGCTGAGTACCATGAGCAAGAGCGGACAGGCACGACCGACTGACTTCGACGGGTGGTTGGCCCGCAATCAAACCAACCCCAAGGTACGGGTACTGTTTCCGCAGCGAGACGACACGGAAATGGAAGCCCTCCTGCGGACCCCTCCCGGGGGTCCGGACAGGGGACCCTCTCTGGAGGAAACGTCTTCACTGCGTGAAGCCCTCGGCCGTGCCGTGGAGTCGCTACCCCCGGAGGACCGTTGGATCGTTGAACGGCTACTAATCGAAGGCACATCGTTGCGTAAGACGGGTACAGTCTTGGGGATTCCTAAGACGACACTCGCTCGGCGCCGCGATCAGATCAAACGACGACTCGCGTCAACTCTTGCAGACGACCCGGATATACGCGGATGGATCACACCTGACGCCTAACCGTCAGCCCCGTCAGTCCATTGCTGGGCAAGCGCCTGACGTAGCAACCCCATTAGGGAAGCAGTCCAGTAGGCGAATGCCTCACCGGCCTCCGGTACCCCTCCGACGGCGGCACGAAACGCGTCGAAGAGACTGTCCGCTTCGTCCTCATCGAACACCAGTAGCAAACCTAGGGTTCCATTCGGGGACCACTTGGCGTGAACACCGTCTTGTACGTCAAACAGGTGGGATGTGGCATGCAGGTCCGCATAGATTTCCTGCNCCAACTCTCCACCCTCGGCTTCCATGAACAGAGTCCACTTGGCTGAGAGTTCAACGGCATCCATGACTATCCAGTCACCCGCTCCTGAGCGTACGTCTTTACGACACTGAGAGCCGCAGCAGCCGCTGCAACCGTAGCCGTCTTGGCCGAAGCCAAATCGCTGATAACAAATACCGCCAAGAAAGCCTGCGTGAAAGTCCACGCAGCCCGTTCGATCATGTTTCTCACTTCTTCTTCCCCTTGTTAGACCGTTTAGAATAGTCGTATGCTATAGCAGCCGCCTGATCCCGAGGATAACCCTCACCTATCAGCGTGCCAATGTTTCGTGCTATAACAGTAGGACTCTTGCCGCGCTTCAATGGCACGTCTAATACCCGGGTCGACGCGGCTTCTTCGGCGCCACCTCAATCACGCAACGCGTCACGGGCACCGCTACGCGACTGCGAACCGACATGACCGATCCCGTCACCGCGTGTGACACTGGTGACCAGAACCTGACCGGCCTTCACCTTCTTCGGTGTTGAACCATCTCTGTGCATGATCCCTACTTTCCGAAGGGACGGCCACCGAAAGCGGCGTTCCCCAGATTGGTGCTACGCAGATATGCGGCAGCCTTCTTAGCCTTCTGCGACATGTCCCACATGTTGAATGAAGACGTGGAGTTGTACGGCTGGTCATCCTGACTGCCGAACGTCTCCTCAAATGTCCCGTAACCTTTGCCCTTTGGCATTATGTTTCCTTACTGTAAGAACAAGGCACCGAACGTGTTACCGTCCACCACCCCGTTGACTTTCAGAAACCCCTGCGATTCCTGAAACTTCTTGACCGCCGCCTTGGAGCGGCGCCCAAAGATCCCATCCACCACACCGGCATCAAACCCACGGTCATTCAACCGGGACTGCACCAGCCTGACCGGCAACCCACGGGCGCCACGCTTCAACGGCTTCTCCTCAACCTGCACCCGCAGGTCCTTGAAATACCGAATGATCGCATCCCAATCAACCATCGAAGGTTCCTTCGTCGCAGCCATACCACCCTCAACCCAGTCCCCCAACCAGTCACCGGGACATGTTGTGGAACCCTTACGGCGATGTGTTTCCACCCACAGGCCACGACCGAACCACTTCTCAGCCTCCCTGATTACCGTCTGGATCGACTCAAGAACATTCGCATGAGGCCGCTCGTCGCCCCAACCCGTGTAGCAGACGGACATCGACTTGGAGTTCCACCCTTTGGTTGCTCCACCGCGTGCTTCCCATCCTCTACCCTCATAGATTGTCCCTGTCTCATCCACCAACCAGTTGTAGGCAATCCCATCCCATCCCTTCGACAAATGGTGACGCTCAAACGCCTTCACAGCCCCCGTGCCCTTCGGGCCGTTCTCCACACCAGAGTGGTGTATGACCACACCCTTCACGCGGTGATGCCTGATCCGGTCGAAACGCTTTCCACCGGGGGGCGGAGTCGCCCCCCACTGGTGGCGAGAAATGTACTTCATACTCATAAGCCCCTATGTCCCGTCACCGGGTGCGCCACTCAATGTCGCCACGATCCCTCTGGTCAAGGTATCGTTCGATCTCGCGCCGCACCCGTTCACTCTGCTGCTCATACTTGGTGTTCATTCGCATGCTCAAACCAGCCAATGTAGAAATCAGAGAAGAAATGTACCGCTCCTGCTTTCGCTTCTCCCTACCCGGCAACCCCGGAATCGCCCGCTGCAACACCCCCATGAACGGCAGCATGTTACCGATCAGATAAATCCGGTTATCCTGCATCTTCCATTCGCCCTGCTGGTTTCGTTTCGACCAACCGATCTGCTCCAAAGCGTTCATCAAACCCGGCACCTTCTGCATTATGGCCGGAACCTGCTGATACCTTTCCGTAAACGGAATCCCCGCAAACACCTGCTTCCCCGCCCAATACTCAACGGGAGCCTTGGCGATGGGTGTCGTCTGTGACACCAACTGCTCTATCGTGCTGCCGATCCCCCCATACGACGGATCATACCGCAGCAAGTCTTGGAACGGGGTGTCAGGAACCGAATAGATTTGCGCACCCATGATCTGGAACGGCAACCGCACCCCGAACGGCTCCAAGAAATAGTGAGGAACCGTACCCTCCTCCGGCGTGTTGCGCTCCATCTCGCGCTTCAACGAGAACAGGCGGTTGTATTTGGCCGGATGCCTCGCCATGAACTCTGCCTGCAACGGCAGATTGTTTCGGGTCCAAGTGTAGAACGGGAACGCCCGCCGCATCCTTTTACGCTCAAAGTCTGACAACTTACCGTAATCGAAATGCAACTTGTGGATCGTATACATAGCCTCCTCCACAGAATCGCCCCACACCTTCATAGCGTGCATCCCGGTAGCCAACCGCATCGCCTCCTCGGCGAAAGTGTTGGCGTGCCGGACAGCAGCCCACGGAGTGAACTCCGCAGACAGCGGCGACCAGACCACACGCGCGCCCGGCTTCTGTATCGTCCTCTGCCCCACGAAGAAGTCGCCACGGCTACGCCCGATGATGCCCACGTCCACTGCGCTCGCAGCCTGCCCACCAGCATGCGCCCCCGAATCGACAAGATCCCGCATCCGCATCCACGCCAACGAGTCGACGTTCTTCTGCGACATCATCCGCACCCCGGCAATCAGGTCACCCCCACCCGCCTTATATGCCTGCTGCATCATCTTTCCCGTGCGGATAATCTCCAACGGGGAGATGTCCTTGAACCACATGTTCGTTGCACCGCCGAGCATGTTTCTCATAACGAACCCGGGTGTTGCCACCAACTGTGCTTTGAGCCAGTTGTGCAACTTGTCGTACCGTCGCAGGAACTGCCCCACCTGCTCCCGATCCGTTATCTTCTGAGCAGCCATCAGAACATCCGTCACGGTGCTAGCCCACTCCGCAGCAACCCCCTGATTCGGAGCCATCGCAATCAGGCTCGCCCCCCACCCGGCAGCACCCTCCCGCAACAGCGTCTGATAGCCCTCCGCCGGAATGCGACCCGGATTGAACGCACCGGCAGCGCCCACGTTCCCGACGTTGTGCATCCACGACATCCCCTCCTTGTCGCCCTTCATGTATTCCTTGCGTGCCTCCGCCCCCAGCCACCCGTGATCCAACACCGACTGTTGGGCCATCTCATCCGCCCGTGGGTCCGGAACCAAGTCCGCAAGCAAACGCTTACGCACGTCATCCGACATTTCCTTAGGGAGTATCCCCAGCAATCTCTCGTTCAAGCCGACATAATAGGCGATCTCCGCCAACTCTATGTTGGCTCTCTCCGCCCCAGCGAGAATGCCCTCCACCGCTTCCATGGGGGACAGCCCATCGACCAGCACCTTCGGTGCGTTCGCGCCAAGCATCCCACCGCCCTGCAACACGCCGCCGAACTCCTCCGTGCCCTCAACGAACAAACCTCGAATCGGGTCCCTCTCCGCACCCGCCGTGTCCGGCGCCAAACCTTGTATCCGATCTAGAGCCGTATCCAACCTGCCCTGCGTTGTCTCCACGAAAGCCTCAGTGGTAGCAGCCCTCTCGGCCAGTCGCTCCTCCTGCACGGCCCTCTGCCCCGGTATAGCCCCCAACCCTTTCGCCGCCTTCTCGCGTGCGACGCTCGCCCGCANCAACGCTATACGGGCATCAGCCTGCTCCGCTATCAGTGTGACCACCTCAGCGTCCGCCCTCGCCAACGCGACCCACTTGGCACGCAACTCAGGCTTCGCCAACAGCGCAGCCTTCAAGCCACTCCCCTGCCCTTCCAGCACATTACCCAACGTGGTGGTCACAGACTGCAACGTCCTAGTGAACGTCCCCTCAGACCCCTTAGGGATTATAGACTCTGCCTTCGCCAACGCATCTTCCAAGAACGGTGCCTGCGCCCCCAACTTGCGGAACGGGTTGGGGGCACCCACCGAAGACTGCGCCACGCTTCCCCGCACATGCCCACCACGGGCACCCTCACCGGATATGCGAACCCCAAGGAAATCCTCCAAACGCTTCACCTCGTCAATGATCTCCTCATACTTTCGCAGAACAGTCGGAGCCTTCCACTGCTGCTGCGCCCCCTTCACATACGACCCGGTAGGACCAGCCACCGTCAACATCTCAAACAAAGACTCGGCTGCCTGCACCGTCTCGTCCGTCGCCATCTTCTGCTCTTGAAGACGCTTCATCAACGGGATCAGATCCTGTTGCAGATTCGCCACAGGCTCCTCTATCTTCTTATGAAGATCCGTGAAGACACCCTCCAAGATAGACAGGTCGCGTTCCGTCCAAGGAATCGCAGCGATAGCGGAGGGCACCTTCGGGTCGGCAGCCACACGCGCCTGCGCTTCCGTTTCGATACTGTCGACCACCGACTTGACGTTCCGCCTACGCTTCCCCAACGCAAGCACGTCAGCCAACGCCTTGTCGACCAGATCCTCCGACTGCTCCGCCGTGACCTTCCGGCCCCCCGGGGTGTCCATGGCCTTCTCTTCAGCGATGCGCTTCAACCGCGCATGTGCCTCGTCAAACAGAGCCATCACGTCCGCCCGTGTTTCACCGGGCACCATGCGGGCCGTCGGGAGTGCCTCACCCCTCCCGCCGTGCACCCCCGCCACGCGTTGTCTTGCCTCATTCTGACCTTGAAGTGGTGCCAATCCCAGTTCGGCCGTCACGAGGATGTCGTCATCAATGTTATCTAACGCATCCTGCACGTTACGGTACCCCATTGTCTTGGTGAGCAACTCCACATCCTCGGGTCCCAACTCCACACCGGCAGCGTGACGGAGTTGAACCTCACGCAGTCTCGCCGCACGCTCCATCGCCTTCAACGGGGTGAGTTCCGTCAAGGACATCCACACATAGTTCCGTGTGGG